CTCGTTCTTATAGAACGGGTGTGTGGTGTACTGTTTAACGATGAAGCCAAGATCGTGTGGCATTGTGGGATATAGAACATGATGACCAAGCATCGTGTCGCTGTATGCGGGCCTGCAGCGTATCCGATCCTTAAACCATAACCACGCCATATCGAACCCGCCGTTCTGCCACACCACACGTACAGTTGGCGTAGAGTAAAGTCGTTGCAGACGGCGACGAATTTCGTGTTCTTCTTGTACACTGTATAAGTTTGTTTCCTCGTTGCGAAATGCGATACAAGTGGCTTCATACGGTGAGGCTGCAAGGCCCACGCAAGCTGTCTCGTTACCGATGACTTCAATATCCGACGCGATTGGATTAGGTGAGGTTTGACAATGACGAATATACTCAAGTGCTTGCTTGTAGGTGGGATTGATCTGCACCGATACGTCATGCTGCTTGTATCTCCCTAATACAACTGGCCGTAGCTTGTCGCCTATATCCATGTCGAACACGATGTGCGCCATTGGGTCACGTGCACAGAAGGCAGGATTGTAGGTGCACACTGCAGTCAGCTTGCGATTGTGCAAGTTGCACTCGATGATGCTACCACGCCAGTTGGTGATACCTTTCTTGCCAGTGAGTGCTTCGACTGCGAAGTTGCCTAGCAGGAGTACGTGTTGTAGGTTAGGCAACATAGCCAACTCCCACAGCAATAGCTCCTGCCACGCTGTCAGCTCATGCTTGCCAACAGGTTTGCGATTAATGTCAGTGTCGAAGGCAACTTGACGCTTGACTACGTTGGTGATGTAGCACTCATGACGCTTGACCTCAGGGCAGTGTGTCTTGATTGCCTTCCACAGTATGTTGCCAGCACCTCCTACTAGCGGAATGCCCTGAGCTATCTCATTGCGACCGGGAGCTTCTGCTATTATAGCGAGAGTGGCGTTCATAGTACCACCCATTGCACACTCTACTTGCAAGCCTGCAGTCTGCGCTTGCAATGTGAAGCGCTCTTTCAATTCAGCAGTGTTCATCATGTGGTCTTCTTCCGTTTCCAGCCCATCGACTTGAGCGATGTGGCGAAGCTGCGTTGATCTGTTAGAATGGTTGCGTGCTTAGCAGCACGAGTAATACCAGTGTAGAAGTTAGGACGGCTAAGATTAAAGAACGCACAACTAGCCATGCAGTAGATGATGTTATCATACTGGCTCCCCTGACATTTGTGTGTCGTGAGTGCATATGCTAACTCAATCGCCTTGCGCGGGTCGTAGTGGTAGTGAAAGCGCTTACGCATGTTGTAGTCGTTGATGCGTGGTGGTAGTTCTACCACACGATCACCGAAGTCAATCTCTAGGACACCATACTCATCAATGTTGAGAATGCGTCCAACTTCACCATTGAGCATTTGCTTCGTATCAGGGCATGGGATAAAGCTGCCAATGAGGCCAACGCCATTAGCGTCGTACTCAGCGAAACGCTCGCTATAATCACGTAGATCGTAGCTGTTGGTGTTGCATACAACCTTGTCACCGATTGATACAAAGACACGGCTCTTAGCCTCCCATTTGTTGCGCGGTAGTTCTGTCTTACCGGGCATCTCAGGATTGAAGCGTGCCTGTAGTATGCTGTTCAACCTGATAGTACCTATGTCAGACTTACGCGCGGGTGATATGATTTGATTGTCAAGACTACACCAGTCGATTGACTTGTCGTCGTCGAGCTTGGTGTAGAGACTGTGTAGTACAGCGTCGTGCAGTCGTATCTCTACGTCAGGATTGCTACCAAAGAACTGGCCGCGAGTTATGCGCCGCGCAGCTTCGATGATACCGTTGCCTTCGGCTTGGCGGTAGATGTTTTGTAGCGTGAAGGTGTTGGGCATCTCCAAGCAGCGTTGGAATGGAGAGGTAGGATCAGCTAGGTCATTGTTCTCTATAGGGGGTAGCTGCCGTACATCGCCAAACACGCGTAGACAACCGCCAGAAGGAATAGCACTAACAAGATCGCGGTGTAGGCCAGTACCGACCATTGCATATTCATCTACGATGATGATGCGTTGATCGAGTGGATGGTGTCGTGTTCGGCTAGGCTGACTGACAGATGTAGCTTCACCTGTTTCTTCATCTACATCTGGCCTGTTAAACTCTAGCAACTTGTGAATAGTCTGTGCTGGATAGCCAGTAGCTTCACGTATGCGGCGAGCAGCTTTGCCGGTGGGAGCGGCGATGGTGAAGTTGCCACCGCCAGCGTGTTGTGAGAGTATGTCACAGGTGTTCTTGATGATTGTTGTCTTGCCTGTGCCAGCTTCACCTGTTACTGCCACTAGGCGCTTTGTGTAGTCCGTGCACATGTCAACTGCACGTTGTTGTTCAACGTCCAAAGCTAAGTCCATCGTATGTCCTTTCAGCGCTAGGTTTCGCGCTTATTAATATAGACAGCGCCGCATGTGCGTAGGGGGATACTCTACTACACGCGGCGCTGCCCCACACTCGTTAGCTAGGTGTTTGCGGGTCTAGCCGACTTGTGTAGCTCCGTCTTGTTCGCCACGCTTAGTAGAGATGACCTCATGCTTAACACGAGTGAGGCCCATGTCCGCATAATCAGGTGTGTCCATGAACTCGATGACCTTACGTGCATCAGTGATGATGCGGTCAACCTTCAGCTTGGCACCCTGAATGGGATTGCCAGCTTCATCGACAACCTTGAGGAAGAAGTGGAAGGTGCGCTTCTGAGGTGCGCGGTTTGCTGGCTTCTTGCCAGCGGTATTACGGACAGGTGCTACTGCCATTGTTGCAAATTCCTCTTGTAAGAGTTACTAGGGTGTGCTAGGTGGCGACATTGCCACCTAGCTTTGTCGTTATACACTGTAGAAGTTAGAGAGGCAATACCTGTCCAACTTCCGCGCGTGGGTTTTTTTCCAGATCGAGGCCCATACGGATACGAGCACGAGCCTCGCGTCCGACAAAGTCGTTAGGGTCGATACTGTTAGACATGGGAACACCGAATGCTTTACAAGTGTTCTTCATGCGCCAACGGTCTGCAGGAATGTCACGGCTGACAACGTTGAGAGTGAATGTCAACTCATCAACACCATCACCGGGATCAAAGTCTGCAGGGAACTCACTACGCGGCACTTGTAGTGTCAATGTCAGCATCGGATTGCCAGATGATGCTGCCATCTTATCAACTGCTGCAGTGCAGATTGCCTTGTACTCGCCAGCAGGTAGCTGCGGAGGTGGTTCTGCATCTGCAATGTTCTGACTGAAGTTTAGTATGCCCATATATGGCTCCTTGGTTTGAGCGGCACTCTAGTTATACACACTATTAGAGAGCTAACAAGCCGCTACAGCTAGCTCAGTGTGTATTGGGTAAGCACTATAAGTAGTGGGTGTCACTTTGGCACTGGTAACTTAGCGTAGTTGTTGGCGGTGTATGTCTGCCACCATTCAGCTATCGTCGGACCTTTGCCAGTGTTAGAGTTGTAGCGCCACTCGAAGTTCGTAGCACTTGTCATGTCGAACATGCGAGATTTCATAGGTGAGCGAAAGCGCTCAGGTCGAATAGCAATGTAGCGTTTGCCAGCATGGTCACGAAGGTTCCACACCTCACTAATGTCTTTGCTAGTGATGTTCGGCAGTTGCCCACCGAGCAACATCGACACGCTAATGATCGCACCATCGTCGTTTCTGTCAGCGTCCTTCTCATGCGTAATGAAGATCACGTGTTTGTTCAATGCACTTGTGATGCGGAGAACATTGGAGATGAGCGACGACACGCAGATGTTACGCAAGCCATAGCCTTGCAAGCCGGGAGCCTCGATGCTGGACTTAGGCGCGACACGTACAGCGTACTGCAACGCATGTTCGCTGAACTTGGTGAGGCTATCGACAATCAAGGTGTCAAAGTCACCGAGCATGTTATACAGTGTATAAGGGTCAGGCTTCATGCCTTCCTTGACAATATCGACGCTACTCTCCTTAGTAAGATTGATGCGCTGCCAGTCAGGCATGTTGCGAATACTCATGTCACCATCAGGATCGAGCAGCAGGAATAGTTTGCGACCGGGGGCAGTTGCAGCAAGTGTGGTCTTGCCACTGCCAGCATCGCCCCACAGTATCATGCTGATGCGGGCTGGTACATCTGTAGGCTTCTCAATCTTTAGTTCCACTACCATCTCCCATTGTTATACATAGTATAGCACATGCAGGATTACATGCAACTACTGCTATATTAGATTGTCTTGTTCCAACGGCGACCAGCGTTCTTGCTTCATCTCATTGTCGAAGATGTGCTTGCGCTGTTCACGTGTCTCAGTGCACAGTGGTATGAGTGAGCAGCTACGGAAGTAGCGATTGCAGGAGTGAGTGTACATCGGTGCGTTGGTAGGATCGCTCTCGTACTTGTCTATCAACTCTAGTGTGTGTTCTACCCACAGCATCCACTCGTAGATGGCTTCATCAGTGCGGCTAGTTGGGTAGCGCATGATGCCATCGGTGTAGCTAGATGCTTTAGGCACTGGTATCTGTAGTCCCCACATGACGACGTTGCGGATTGGTATGTCGAGTACACATGACATAGCTATGCAGTAGCCGGTTACTTGGTGACTGGTGTCGAAGCTACTCGACCATACAGTGTCTATGCGACTGCCTGTCTTATTCTCATGCACCTCAGGCGTCTTGTCGCTAGGACGTAGTGTGTCTAAACATACAGCGTCGATGCGACCTACTAGACGGATGACAGGTTTGTTGTCGTCGCTGTAGAGAGTTAGGTCGAACGGCACTTCAACGCCGATGTGTGTAGCGTCGTCGTTGCAGATAGGAATGAAGCGGCCTAGTGGGTAGCGTTGGATATAAGAGATAGCTGCACTCTCAAGGTTAGCCTGTGTGCGACGAGTGTCACGTGGATCGTCACTGTAGCCACTGGTTTCCAACAGCGAGAGTGCCATCTGCATACAGCGCGTTTCACTGTCTTCGCCAGTGTCGAAGTAGCGCATGGCTTGCTGCCAACGCTCAGGGTACATGTCGTTAGTGAATAGTCGCACTGCGTAGGCGTTGATGTTGTTACGCAGTTCAGGTTTAGCAGTTAGCAGGTCGAATAGGCGAGCACAAGCGAACACATCATGCATAGCACGGCCAGCTTCAAGTGGTAGTACACGCTCGACACCACTAGGCAAGTGCTTGCCGTGCCAGTTGTGAATTAGCCCCCACCTCGGACATACGTTCACAGCAGACAATGTAGAGTAGTCTACCCAAGGCAGCGTCTTGTCAGTTGTTGGTTTTATCAACATCAGTTTGCCTCCTGTTAACGTCTGCATTCATCTTCGACAATTCGTCAATGATGCACTTCAACACCAACAACTCATCAGAGACAGCGAAGCGTGAAGTTTTGCTTAGGTCGCTGTGCACGCGACGGAGTACTAATTCGAGGCGTTCTAGGTCTGTCATTCGTCTGCCTCATAGTTGTCAGCGAAGTACTGAGCACTTACTAGCCACAAGTCAGTGTGATCTTTAGGATTGCGAGCTATCCAGTCACCAACTTTAGGTGAGCCATTCTTCTTATCGGGTGCTGATATGCTAACACCATCTAAGTTCTCACCGAACACGTATGGACGCAGTTCTATGCGTGACTTGCGCTTGTATACTTTGAAGCCATCACTCATGTTCCTCTCCCCTTCGGAAGTCTCGTTGCATCTTAGCGAAGTCGTCTTTCAGCTTAGCACCTACAGTAGATATGTCAGACACGATGTTAGCCATCACATCGACTGTCTTCACCACGCCAGCTAGCTCTTGACGTAGTAGTTCATTATCCTCACTCAGCCTTTCTACGGCTTTAATCAAGCCACGTTCTACTCCGTGTTCTTTCACAAGCAGACGCACATCACGTGCTCTCTGTACATAGTTCACCACATTAACCTCCTACAAGTTGAAAGCGCAGTTAGGATTAGTCACAGCCACATCGCGTACTAGCTGATCGGGCTGGTAGTCTATATACACTGTAGAAGCTATCGCGTTGCTGACTAACAGCTTACGTGCACCTACCCAATACTGCACACGACGACCAGCGAAGCGGAATTGAATTAGACCAGCACGTTCGTTGACTGCAAGATGACGCACGAATGGGCCTTTAAGTGCTGCAGCTATTAGAGGCTGCAGCAATAGGTCAATACGTGCACGCTTGGTGGTTTGTTGTTTGAAGCGGAGGCGAGCTAGTCTAGCCTTTGCTTCCGTTGTCGGTGGTGATCTTGACATTATCTGCGACCCTTGTAATGTCTGTATCGGTGTGTTGGAGAGTAAGTGCACGCACATCGTATACAAGTTCTTCGAGCTTATCGAGCGCCTTGGTGGTGCGTTCAAGTTGTTTCTCCAACTGATCTATCTTGCGTTCTAGCTTGACCTTGGCAGCTATTGAAGTTGCTTGAGACTTAGCAGCTTTAGCTGCTTTGAGTACTTCAACCACGCGCATGCGACGTTCGCGTAGCTGCTGTAGGAACATGTCTTGCTCTAGGTCAGACATGTTCATGAAT